TTTGCCAATTTCTTTCCGCTTTTTATGCCGTCGATCCACGCCACGACGGGACCATCCACACGCAAGACACATTGCCAAAAAGACTTTACAATTTCCTTCGCTACGTAGCGGACACCGAAAACAATCAAGTGCCAATGGGCAATCAGCTGGCCTTTTCGGGCGCCGCTCTTTCGCACTTCCCATTCTAGTCTCCAAATCACGCCGACTTTTTTCCCTAGGTGTTTTTCCATATATCGCAAGAATAGGTATTTATCCGTAGTCCTCTCTCGCAACGTTCGAACGGCACATTCGTCGGGATAAGTCAGCGTGATAAAGACGCCGTGCCGCACATTGCCCCAATTGATTGACGCAATCATTCGGAGCATTCGCAAACGGGCTCCCCGAGTGAATCCTTTTATCACTTGCCTTTTCCCCCAACGGCGGTTTTGCTGAATTCCTGGAGCATAGGTGATTTCTAGTAGTTCACCCTGCCATACCGCGAACGCTCGTTTGCGGTTGGAGTGCTTGAAGATCGACCGTTCTTGTTCGGTGAGTGGCATAGCAAGTGGGAAGGCAAAGGATCAAGTGGGGAGCCGATAACATCCCGTTATGTTTAATAAGATGCACAAAGAGTAACGGTTTTGTCAAGGGGGAAAATTGATTTCATCGTCATCGAATGAGATTGACTCAATGGCATAGCACGTGAAGCAAAGACCTAGCTTCACTTCGCACGTGTTCGGAACCCGAGGCAAGTTGAACGCACGGCCACACCGCAAGCAATACCAGACGTCTTTTCGGACACGAAGTGCAATCCCAGACGCTTTGACTGAGGTTGGTATTTTCATGGAGTCACCGCGAAGGTTAGAGCAAGGATGGAAAGAACGCAAACATCACCGATCGTGAAATCAGCATCGTCGAAATTAATATCGACTCCGCCCGCGTCGCCACACGTCCCCTGGAAAATGCAAACGTCGGAATTATCCTTCATCCGAAAGTGACCTACCGTTCCACTTGCCACGGCAACCTCGGGGGCAGTGTCGTTCAGCTGAGCCACGTTCGAAACGACCGTCGGATTAAACGGCGGAGCATCGCACGTGAGAGTAACAATCAATGTGCCAGTGTCCGAGTCGGTTGGATTTGTCGGCGGGGCACCCGTTCGAAATTCAATAACGCCGGCAGAGCCGATTGCCGTATTAATTTCGTCAAGGATTGCTTCGGCATACGCATCAAGAAAATCTTGGTTCCATTGCATCGTGAAAACTCCCTACGTGTTTCAAGGCGGACCAGTGTTGAACGCTTCACCCTCTCCAGTGATCGGAAATTCAATGAGCAACGGTCCGCCCGAGGCATGACGAACGCTTGACGAGTCAATCAAGATAGCTTCACCCTCTCCCGTCATGTCCATCACAAAATCAATGGCTCCCGTTGCCGTGCGGTCCGCTGGCTCATGGTCGCATGGAACGCTTCCCTCAATGTCCCGCTGAAACGGTTCCCCGAGCCCGTTGCATTGAACCACGTACGCGACCAGGTACTCGTTAGGGAAACCGAGGTGGATACGCTCTTTCAGCTTAGCTCGATAGTAGCGGCCACTCTCCGAGGGTACTTCGAAAATCTGAGCGGACACCCACAAGACCGCGACCGAGACGGGTAGCCTAATCTGCGTTATGGGATGATATAATTCTAGCTCGCAGGGGTGAACGTCTGCCGAAACACGGCTATAGATGTAGAACTGAGCCGAGACGTTTTCGAAATCGGGATCATCGTCGTCGGGGATATGTCCGGTAGACCAGACGTCTACCGGAATATTGAATTGAGGCGGAGTGTATGCCATAGGTATTCATCCCTACGCAAGATTTTACACGTTCAAAGACGTTCGCAACTTCGGCGCCCATTCGCTTTCGGGAGCCGTGGCAAAGATCAAGAAATTGTTGAGCTGTTCCGAGAGGGCAATCGGATCAACCAATCCTTGCTTCGGAAGGGATTTCAAGAAATCATTTCCGACTCGGCAAATGTGACGGCAAGTATCTTCACGAACACCTTGACAGACAACCTTGTCGCCGAACGCCACAAGCCAGAGACGACCTTGCCGAACAGGCTTGAACAAAACAACGGCGGGTTGGTTGACAATGGTATTCGCTTGATTTCTCTGAGCTACGGCAATTTCCCTAACCGCTCTTTCCCTTGCTTGATTGACGTCTTTCTTTTTGTTGTCGTCGTCATCCTCTCCGCCCGCCAAGTCGATCGGCTTTTCGCGTGGCGTGGCGAGTCGAGCGTTCGCGGCCTGGAGATGGTCAACGTAGGCTCGCATGGAATGGGGCCCTACTTCTCCGCCGTCAAGCTGAAAGTACCAAGCGGCAAGGGATGAGACGACGCCCATTGACGCTTCGCTAGGCAACACTCTTTCCGACGTCGTTCCGTTTTCTTCTACTTGCGTCCCGCCTCGGGGATGGACCATGTTGGACCAGCTTAACAAAATGCTAACCGGCGTCATGCCAATCAACGCCGGTGCATCTTGAGCCCGAGGCGGGACAAGAGGGATTGCATCACCTGGAGTCATGTAGCGGACAATGGCAGTTTGCGAAAGACCGTCCCGCACGTTCGGTCCGCCTGGTCGCGGAGCCCCGTACGTGAACACTTTCTTACGTTGCGTATTGCCCCGACGTCGCAATTCGAATGCGAGGCATTCCGCCACGGCTCCGCCCGCTGAGTATCCGACGAGATCAAGGTACGTTGGCGTTTGCAAGTGTCCGCCCTCGGTCATCGAAATGTACGTGTTGTAATTCTCGGCAATCCACGTGTTCCCCGAGTTGATGATTTGCAAGCCGCCAAACTTTTGATATCCGCCAATGAGGTTGACGGCCTGGATGCTGGTTACGACTCCATCCAGGTACATGATTTTACGATTGTTGTCGCCACCGTAATAAACGCCGACGGTGTTCGACGTTGGCGGAAAGTACCGCGATTGGAATCCGTTGGTCAACTCGTTTCGAAGGATGAGATCCATCGCCGTTTGCGGAAACGTTGAACGAAGCAACGTCAGCATGCGAGCATGGAACAAACCCAACTCAATGTTGTTTACGACTTGATCGACGATCATAGGTAATCTTCCTAATCGCGTTAGAGGTTAGTAAAGGGACGGAGCTTTACGGCGGATCTCCGTGCCGAGTCTTTGATTCGGCAGGATTTGCACGACGTCGTTCGTGACGACCGTTGTCGGATTCTCCGTAAGCTGACTCAGCTTGCGAGAGAGAATGCACGGAACCCACACGTTCAACGTGGCATCGGTGAACCCTGCAAGAATGTCGGTGCAAATGGTCGTCAACCTGGTCACGGCTCCGGCGTTGAAGATATCGCAACCAGTCGCATGCGTGACGTCCGACTCGGAGAATGGTCCGAGGTGTTTTGAGCCACGGTATTCGCGACCGCGAACGGCGGACCGCATGAGCAAGTATGCCGATGCATACGATTGCAAACGATCTCCAGTGATTGCACCGTCGTCGGCGTTCGCGAACTCCGTTGGAGCATCCAATGCGTCTTGAATGTAACGGACCGTGTTCGTCGTGGCGGACCAATCGACGTTTAACGCCGCTGCAATGGACGCGGAGATGTTTGCTTGAAACGCCGTGTTGATTGCCGTTTTCGTCGGATCAACCGCCGTGGCAAGACGCCGGAAATGGAACACGAACGACGTTCGTATCTCTCCGGCTCCCCCACCTGTGATAATGCCCCGTAGCTGGATTTCAGCAACGGTAACTTCGTTCATTGGGATAGCCATACCTGGTAAGCTCCGTGTTCGTGCGTTTTCGTGGAATGTAACGGATGTGAGCCAACGTTGCACGAAGTTACCGTAGCTCAATCCATGCTGACGCCGTGCAAGTGGGATTGGTCGATCATGAGGGGAGCCGAAAAGAAGTGAGCACGCGTTGTAGAGAGGGATGTGTGGTGTCCCTGTCACGCCGGCTCGACTCCCCACTTGATGAAATGATCCTATCCAGTGTCGTTCTCGGTGTCAATCATTCTTTCGAAAAGAATCTCCCCAACCTTTAACGCATTCGTCCCGAAAATCTGAAATCCTTGCTGCGTTCCACGGCAGAAATACTTAAACGTCATGCAAGCAAGATTCTCGGCAAGGTTGACGTCCTGGTCCGTCAAGAACGGGATTAAGAAGCGAGGGAACCAGGGAACGAGGTCACGCCGATTAACTCCCCAATGACGTCCTAGGGTGTTGAGATATGTTGTATCATCAAGAACACTAGGCTCCGGCAGTTTGGAGCAATATTTACCCACGTATTTTGCCAATTTCTTTCCGCTTTTTATGCCGTCGATCCACGCCACGACGGGACCATCCACACGCAAGACACATTGCCAAAAAGACTTTACAATTTCCTTCGCTACGTAGCGGACACCGAAAA